TATGTTCATCCCCATCTGTTCAAAATCTATTGTCACACCTCGCAACTTTACCACCAATGCCGGAGTTGACAATACCGGACTAACGGGCAGTTCATACCATCCATGTATGGCATCTTTCTTCTCAAAATAGGCCAGGTATTGCTTATTAACCAATGATATGGAGCAATGGCTCTCCAGCCATTCTCTTGCGGTAGTGATCATCTTACCTATCACTATATCCTGATCAGTGCCAGAGTAACCCATAAATGTGCGCATCTCCACTGCTGTCAGGGGTTCTGTTATCGAGCTTGATAATATCTTCAGTTCCATAGAATTGTTTTTTGAGATGCTCCGGGACCGTAGTCCCGGTTCACCTCATGTTTTTACTTAGTCTCTCTCTTCTCAGCCTCTTTGTTCTCTTTCTTCTCCGGGACATCCCCGACTATAGAACCAAACTTATTGGCTTCGAGAAATTCCGCATGACGACCTGTCACGGTACGGGTGGATCCTTTCTTATCAACCTTTTTGTTACCGTGAACGAAGTCTCTACTGAATTTGAAATTTTTACGTGCCATAGCATTGCTATTAAATTGGGATGAATTGAAAATAAAGGGAGGCGAGCATCCTTCTTCCCTCCCCTGTTTTGTTAGAACTATCGCTCATAAACTTTAAAAATTATCTTACTCAATACAAGTGAATCAGTTGATGCACAAGCATTATCATCATTGATAAGCACCCGGTAATACCTGTAGAATTTTGAAGGATTCGGATAAAGAGATATTTTCGGGATGGTATCCGATAATGAATATGAGGCTGATTTGGTTGTCCCCGCTATTATACTAGCATATGTATCATTTGCAAAGACTTTACCCTGTAGAGTAAACTCATAAGTATCAGCAGTTCCCTTTCTGACACTGACTTCTACCCTGGCATTAACATTTACTGGTCTGTTTTTATTTACCAATATATCATATGCAATGCTATCATGCGTCAATCCATTAACGGCCCATCTGCCGCTGCATACGCTTGAAGTTCCGCAAGTATATTCATAATAAGTCTCTCCGGCACTCATAGTGTGTGAATTCAGCACTTTCGGTGTTGCCTGGGCATTAGCCAGCAAAGTAAAGAGAACGAATCCTAAGAAAATAAATATTAAACGTTTCATCATATCCTCCTTTCTTATTAAGCTATTAATAATTCGATGTCGCTCAAAATATCAGCGATCTGATCATAAACAAATGCATAAGCACTTGGAGCAGGGAATTTAACTACTGCACGTACACTCGCAGTGATGGTCTTGAGGTCCAGTTCCGGGTCAGTACTGTCCTGATCCCATATCTTGATCTCAATACCACGCTTAATGTATAGAGTGACTTTTTTAAAATCACCGGCGAGAATTTCACCATCAGTAACGAGAGAATTGGCAATAACCCGTATGCCATTGACATAAATAACTCCATTGATTATTGAAACAAATGCAGGTATGTCATATCTGTTATTCGAATCTTTATTCATGAGCATCTTGTCATGATCCCCGATAGACATCAAGGCATTGTCTGGCATAAAATGATATTCCTTAATCTGAGTTCCTGCACAAAGCAGGGCATCAAATTTATTCGCTCCAGGAATTTTCCCACTATGAGTGGTAGTTGAATATGCCCGAGCACCTGTTATGATACCATCCAGTTGTGGAGTGGTCCCTGTACCCTTATAGATCTGTTCATCAAGCTTCCTTTCAACACTAGGTAGTAATTCATTCTTGATCTGAGTAAGCATCTCAGGCCAATCCTCCAGTGCTTCTCCGGTGACCTTTATAAATGTACCTATCTTCTCCACTTCTGCAGATTTCTGAATGTATGTCAGGTCACTCTGAGCATAAGTAACTCCTTCAGCTACAGATGCAGTTGCTTCAGTGCGAGCTGATCTCTCAACCCATGTCACACGATTTGAATCCGTTACACCTCGTCCAACGATATCCATTAATGCTACTTGGCGGTCTGGAAGTTTCTCAACTCCGGGAGTACGCATCGGCACGACAACAGCATCAGCCAGAGCACTATCCGACAGTTCGGTATATGTGTCAATTGTTGATGCTTTTAATAGCGTCTGGGGATCAACATCTAATGTGAATGTATATGATGTCCCGTTAATTGGTTTCCCATTTTTCGCAACCATCTTCATTCCCTTTTCGGAATATTCTTTATGAAAGTCACCGAAAAAGGATTTGGGTCCTGTTTTGAGCTTGAAATCTTTCATCTTAAGCTCAAAAGCATTAAACTGATCGGAGAGAGTCTTAACACTAAGCTCATAACCTGCAGCTTTGTTGATCAACTCTTCAATCCTTTCCATTGGAGCTTTTTTGTCCATCTCTTTCTTCAACTCCACGTTGATATCATTGATAGTTCTAAGCTCGTCCTGTATTTGATCAGTTAATACTTTTAACTGTTTTTCATCCATTTTTTTAATTTTTAAATGTTAATAAAATAGTTTCCAATATCTGTTTTGTAGTCGGCGCAACAACTTCCTGGGTGGATCGCTCCGGCGCAGGGTTGATGTTGAGTGACTTTATAATTGCCTGTATTTTTTCAATTTCTGCCTCGAATGCTTCGCAAGTTTCATCGGTATATTTGCCGTTCTTAAGTCCTCTGTTCAGGGCTTCTAGTCGCTTGTTTAAGTTTGCCAGTATATCTGCATTTTCTCCCTTTGCGGATATCACTTCCGTCAGTGAGTTCGCTCCCCAGGTCACTGAGCTGTATTCCCATAGTTTGAGTTCTGTTAATTTTCTCGATTCCCTCTCTCCTGTTTCTTCATTGCGGATATCTTCACTCCGAACTACATTATAGCCTATTGACAGTTCGGTGATGATCTTATCAATATGTTGCTGGAGTTTATCTTGGGAAAAGCTGTCCTTTCCAAACATGCTCTCAAAATAGAGCCCTTTTTCTTTCTCCTTCAGTACTTTAGGAATACCAATTGGCTGCCAACTGTCATGTTGCCATAGATGCTTTATCCGAGGTTTGGTACTTTCAGGTCCTCTTTCGATTAATGTCTTTCCGAAGGCTCCGGGCATTACTATCTCGTTATCGCTGTCGAGATTGTTAAATATTGAAGCATAACCTGTCACGATACCTGTTTTCTCATCGGCATCCTTAAATTCATAATTGCTTTTGATTTGAAAACTTCCTGTACTTTTTCCTGTTGCTGCCTCAAATGAGATATATTCAATATCATGATCTTTAAGCCATGCTTTTGCTTCATTTGCTGTGAATTCTTTAGCATCAAAACGATATGCTTGGGTAGTCATCGTATCTTCTCCTTTAAGATGACCGATGATGATATCCACACCTTTTGAGATATTCTTTCTGCGAAATGAATCCTTCTCAAAATCCCCAGGATCCCGTACACGAGCACTATGCTCAGTTGGATAAGGTTTTGTTTCCATTTTTCTTATTTATAATCATTCTAATCTACATTAAATATCTGCGAACATCTGCAGTTAACTATTTCTTCCGGGCTCCCTTCCGGATCGCCTGGATACTGAAGCCCTGAATCATACTCATAATCCATTTCCACTTCTCCCATCGCCTCGAAGTCCAGGTGACTTTGTCTTATCCCCGGCAGCCCCGATGTTCTCCAACTCTTTGTTCTGCATAATCCAGATTGCGAAGCACTGTCAAAACTACCTTTGTTGCTGGCCCCTATCACTTCCGTCCTTGCTATGCGTTCTGCCTGATACTTGTTTATCATTGTCAGGTTCTTGCTCAGCTCATCCCTCATCGTTTTCTGTATCTCGTAGATGCTCGCTCCTTCAGTTGTTGCATCCTCCAATATGCCATCAATGAGGTTATTTACAATCTGTGTCTGGGTATCCATTATCTGGCCCGTGATCTTCTGGCTTCTCTCATTGATATAATGTCTGAAGTAATCCTCCCAATAATCAACCCTCGGATCCTGTTTTATTTCCATCTGTATGCCGGATGACTTACCTCTTAACTTCCTTTCGGTCTGTACGGCGAATATCGTCCCAATTCTGGTCCATAGTCCCTGCAGATAATCAATCATCGGTTTCTTATTGATAAGTCCTGCTACCCGGAGTTTTAAATCCCTGGGATCAATATCCATCACCCTATCAAGAATGGGAGCTTGGATAACTGTAAGGGTCGTAATACCTTTTTCCCAGTACTTTTTTTTCAAAGAACGTTGCAATGTCTGATTTACAGTCAGTTGCATTTCAATTTACATTTTGTTTCCGGTAATCCGGAAGTCTTAAAGCCTTCATCACCTCCTCTGTCAATGGCATGTCCGGCATAAAACCCATCTGTCCCACCGGCATCAGGCCGGCTGTATCAAACACCTCATCCATACCTGGCAGAGTGAGTTGATCATATCCGGCTGCTTCCCTTATCTCATTCTTTGTGAAGGATCGGGCATTGACCATCCATGTTATCATCTCCGATTTGTTCTTCTGTAGTACCTCTACGCCAGAGTAGTCAGCCCTAAGTTCCTGCCCTTCCTCTTTGAATTTTGGAGCTAACCAGCGTGAGAGTTTTTCCAGGTATGCATTAAGGCTGGGTTGTATGGCATTTGTCCATAGTGCCCTTGCTGCCTCCTGGTAGTTATTGAATGTCCTGTCCTGGCTTCCGCTGAGGAGCATGGCAGGTACATTATAGGCATCACATATCGCTCCCTTGAAAGCTCCCAGGGCTTGGATGATCTGCAGTTCCCGTGTCGTCATGCCGAAGTTGGTCCATTTATGATCCTTTGATGTTACCACTAGCTTGCCGGTATTTTTCGCACCGGTATAATCATCTTTATATTGCTGTTTGATACGGCTCAGTTGCTCCTTAGTTACTCCTTGTCCTGTCCCATCCTCACCTAATATGGTCAATATCCCGAAAGCTCCCATGTGCTGGAATGCAGCAACCAACGCATCATATGCGCTGCTACTGCCCACGACTGACTTGATAATAGGTTTGAGTCTGGACATGCCCTTGTAATAGCCTGTTCCTTGCTGATCATAATCGGGATTGAATTCCTTCCAATGCAGAATACGTTCCTTTTCGTAGTCCAGCACGTTACCACTCATCATGAACTTATATCCCTGGATGGGATCGAAATAGGTACCCATCACCAGTTCAATCCATTGTGGTGGCAGCACGTCCAGCCTCAGAGGCATACCTGCACTGAGGCCATTGTCTATTGTGTCGTATGCCGTATAGCAGTCGCCAAAAATCAGGTAAAAAGAAAGCGCTGCCTCAATAAGTTCGGCCCGTGAGAGGGATGTGTCGAGGGGATTGGGGGTGTTAAGTAGTGCTATCATCCTGCCCTCGACCTCTTTGTCATTCTTATCATATTGGTAAATTGGCACCGTACTTGCCGGCTCTGTGATCTTATTGATAACTGTAAAGACATCGACATTGCCTGTATAGCCCTTGAGATATGTTCCGGAACTATAATCCGGATAAATGGCAATATTAGCTATCTGCCTCATTACATACTCATCGAGCCTGTTGGCTTTGCTAACGTTCAGCTTCATCGCTGCCCTGTTGATTATATTTGAGAAAAGTCCCATATTATTTGCCTTTTTTATCCGTTGTCTGCTTAAAATACTTATCGACAATCTGGTTAGCCTTATCCATATCACAATCCTTACCGATCATCCACATGATGAAAGGAATAAGTATTGCCCGAATGATATTTTTGTTAATTTCTGCCATATCTTTTATTTTTATGCCACACAGTCATTATCACCAAGTCTTATCTTGTAATTCATTAAAAATGTAACCAGCCATACCAGGGCATCGATCCTATTTGGTGATGGATCTCCCAG